CTCGTAGGCGATACGGTTCAGTTCCTGACCAAATAGGGCGCGGTTGCCGCTCAGGCCGGCGAGGTTGATAGACGTGTAGTCGAAGGCGAACACCGCGCTCTGGCCGAGGCCCAGCGTGTACCAATTGATGCCGTCCGTCACCGCCGTGGCGCTGTCGCCGGGCACGAGGGTCAGGGACGGTGCGCCGTTGATCGTCTCAGCGCCTTGCGGGTCAATGACGAGGTTGCCGGTGCCGCCGTTGCGGACGGCAACGAACCAGTCGGTGCCGACCGAAGACGAGGTGGGCAGCGTCAGCGTGCCGAGGCCGCCCGTCCAGACGAACATCTTGGCGCGATCGGGCGCACCGGCGGGATAGTTGCTGTTGAAGAGTTCGATGGGGGTTGACTGCGACAGCGTCGAGCCGGTGGCCGTCAGGCCGAAGCCGGCCAGCGCCGAGGCCTGCGCCTGCGCCGTGGACGCGCCGTAGCGGAACGTGCGCCACGTACCAGCGGCGGTGGTGTTGTCGGTCAGGTAGATTTGCCACTGCTGGCCCTGCCCGATGGACAGGAGCGTGCCGCCCACGCTGTTCTTGACCGTGATGGTGGACGGGCCGAGGTTGTTGAAGAGGATCGTCTGGCCGCTGCCCGTCTCGTTGGCCGGCGGCAGGCTGATCGCGTACGCGCCGGTGGGCGTCACGTCGATGATGCGCGCCGCCGGGCGCAGGAGCGTGTTGCTCTCCATCGGCCAGTCCAGCGCCGTGTCGGCCGTCAGCGCAAGCGCCAGATACGACACATCCGAGGGGTAGATGGTCGTGCCGCCGAAGATCTGGGTGTAGGTGTTCGTCATTATGCCTCTTTCCGAACCGCCGAACGGTCAAGGATTTTGGCGAGATCCTCGCCGTTAAGCATCGAGGCCGCCCGGTCATACATGTTCTGCCAGACGGGGATGCGCTCGTCGTTCTTGAGGAACGGCGTGGCCTCGAGGAGCGCGCCGTACAGCAAAAGCTGCGGCGCGTATTCGGTCAGCCAGTTGGTCTGCACGGCGTCGTCCAGCAGCGGCGGCAGCTCGTAGTACAGCACCTCGAACGGGTAGGCCGCGTCGGGCGTCGGCGCAATCAGCCAGTGGCTGTAGTCGTAGTCGCTGTAGAAGATCGGCTGTTGGGTCGCGGTGCGATCCGGCCAGTAGCTGAGCAGATACTCGTAGGCGCGGGAGAACAGCACCTTGCGCGTGTTGTTGTTCGCGCCGGTGCCGATGTTGATGCTCACCGTGTCGCGCCAGCGGTCGGGCTTGTCGTACACGGCCACGCCGGCCTGCAGCGTGCCGCTGACGACGTTGATGAAGCCTTGGATCTTGAGCTCGCGCGCGATGCGCCGCTCAGCCAGATTGATCAGGCGCGGGATTTGCTCGAAAACGACGGGGTCGGACGCGTAGGTCGTGCCGCGCTCAAGATAGCGCCGCACGTCCTGCTGGAGCGTCGTGAAGGTCATCGTCGTGGCCATGGGATGTCCTTATATCACTTTTGCGGCAATTGACTAGCTTCGCGCCACGCCTCGATGGTTAGCCGGTGTTTCTCCGCGCAGTCATTCCTCCGCTCGATCAGGTCTTTTTCCCACAGCAGCCGGGCTGGGTCGAGGAAGGGCTTGGGCGGGTTGTTTAACTGGGAACACGGGCTCGCCAGATTGGCCGGCGGCGGCCTCAGTGTTTGGATTACCGATGACTTCGACGAGCACCCGGACAGCGTCGTCAGGAGGAGCGCAACTGGCAGCAGCGGCAGGCACCGTGTGGTAAATCTCGCGAATGGTGTTAGTCCGCTCGACGGAGCGCACATCGGCAGCGGCGCGTGTTTCTTCATATTCTGCGGCCTTTTTGTCGAGGATGACATCCGCTTTGGCACGTTGCTTTCCCGCCTTTTCCAGAGCCTTTGCATACGCCGCGTTGCACTGCCAATCGCGGACTTTGTATCCTGCGACTGCACCGACGAGGAGAGCGCCTGCCGCCGCGTAAAGCATGATCGGGTTGGGGATCATGCCACCCACCCGGCGAACTTCTTCGTCTTCAGCTTGCGGTCATCGAGGCCGTGCGTGCCGCCGTTGATGCGCTTGGTCAGCGCGAGGATGGCGGCGTCGTTGATGCCTTGATCGCAGATCGACCAGAGCCTGTTCTTGTCGAAGAACCACAGGGCGCTCTCGAAGCAGAGTTCGCCCGCGACCAGATCGGGGTTCGTCATTACGTCCGGCCGCTTGATGTAGTCGGAGAAGGCCTGATAGTTCGCCTTGCCCGTCAACTGGAGCGCGCCGCGACCGCGATACTTCCACCCGTCGCCGGACGCCTCGACGCCGTTGCCCATGCGGCCGCCGTAGACGCGATTGGCGATCTTCTGCGGCTGGCGCTCGTACGCCTTGGCCATGGCGTCGGTCGGGAAATACTTCCCGAAGATGCCGCGCAGGCCCTTCGCGCCGTAGCTCAGGTTCTCACTGAACGCCTTGAAGCCGCCGGTTTCGTGCGCCGTCTGGGCGAAGAAGTGCGCGGCGCGGTTGGGCGACAGCTTGTAGTAAGCGGCGGCAGCCTTGAGCGTACCGGGCCCGAACGCGCCGTCGGCGGTGACACCAATCTTCTGCTGGAGGTTTGCGAGGCTCATCCGTCTTTCTTCTTGTTCCAGAGTTCGAAGAGCGTCTTGATCTTCTCCTCGGCCACGCCGAGGCGCACATCCATCTTGGCGAGGATGATCGTCAGGGAGATGAACGCCAGAACGACCGGCCAGAGTTGGCCGATCAGTTCAACGGTGGAGAGATTGCCAGTCATTTACGCCCCCGGATTGCGCCAGTCTGGGAAGTCGCTCTCATCAACCACGCCGTCGCCGTTGGCGTCATAGCGCAGGTCGTTGCGATATTTCTCCCATGGAGCCATGTCGTCGTCATCGTCGGCCACAGCGGCAGGCGGCTCAGGCAGCGGCGCAGGCTCAACCGAGGCGGGCTCTTCCGGCTTCACGTCACGCGCGTTGGCGTTGAGGCTCAGGCCGCCCAGCAGGCCGACGAACGCGCCGATGACCATGTTGAAGGCGGGGCCGACGATCTCGAAGACCTTGTCGCTGTCCACCACGTTGTTAGGCGCGAACATGCCGATGACCAGCGCAACCACGACGACCAGCACGACGCAGGCCAGCGTGACAACAGCCATGCGGATCGTGAACTCTACCGTGTCCTCGATGCCGTCGCGGGTGCTCTCGAAACGATCCCAGAAGCTCATGTCAGTTCACCTTGAACGCAATTGCCGCGAGCAGCGCAATGATGCCGCCCGCGCAGCCGATCATCACCGCCTCGAGGCGCTTGATCCGCATGATGGTCTCGCGCCAGCGCTCGGCGCAGACGGCCTCGTGCGTGGTCAGCCGGAGGTTAACGTCGTCGCTCACTTCAGGTTTTCCAGCTTGTAGATGGTGGAGAGGTAGATGCCCGTGACGGTGTCGATCAGGTTGCCGACCGCGCGGTTGCCGCCACTGATCTCATCGTGGTTCTTCTCGATCCACGCGGCGTCGGCCTTGAGGATCTTCAGGCTGTCGCCGGCGGTGTCACCCGGCGCGGGGATGTTGCCGATCAGGCCATACTGGCCCTGATGCGCCTCAACCAGCGCGTCGAGCGCCTCGATGATCTCATCGTAGAACGTGCCCAGCGCCATGTGCTGGCTGAAGGACTTCGTCCGCCAGTGGTCGAAGTGCGCGAGGTTGCGGGCGTAGAAGACCCGGCTGATGAGTTGCTCGATCACGCAACGCCCCACGGCAGCGGCGGGGTCACGACCGGCGGATCGATCTGGTCGGCAACCTGCTTGGCAACGTTGGCTTCGTAGGCAGCGACCTGCTCATCGCCCAGCGCACTCTGCACCCAGCCAACCACCTGTTCTTGCGTCAGGTCAGCGTAGGGCGTGAACGGAACGTCCGGGTCAAGCGTAACGCCCTGCGAGCCGTAGGCAGAGCCGGTGTAGGTGCCATCGGTGGCAGTCAGTGTCCAATGGACGTTGAAGACCACATCGGTATCGCCGTTGCGTTCCGGGTAGGCGTCCATCTGGACAATGGCCCAAGTGTTGGTGACGGTCATAGTTCAGTCTCCTTAGATGACGCGGTAGGTGAAGGTTAAAAGGTACGCTTGCGCCGAGCCGGTAAGATTACCCCAGTATCGCATTTCCGCTACGTCGTTAGTTGTGTCCGCGCGGATAGATGCGGGTATATTTATACTGACGCCGGAAGCTGTCATGACGGCAGTGCCTGCGCAGTTTTCTTCCGCTGAGAAATTGCTGGATATTGGAAGAGACACGTTGAGCCGAGTAAGGCCAGTGCCGGTAACCGTAACATCAATCTTCCCGGAAACCGTCACAACATTTCCGACGCGCATATATTGGAAAGTATACGCAGTCGAGGCAGGGATGTCGATGTTCGCTACGTTAGTCAGCGTTGGGGTGTACGTGCCTGAGAAGATATTCCCATCGCTCGTCGCGGGAGAGGTGACAGCGGTCCGGCTGGTCTTGATGCCGCCCGTAACGTCGAGAGTGACGGTGGGGCTGGTATTGCCGATCCCGACGTTGCCGCTGCTGTCAATCGCTACGTAGTCGGTATAAGTGCTGGATACCAACTTGCTAAAGGTCAGGTTATGGCTTGCCGCGCTGGGCTGACCAATGAACCATTCAGCAGTCGCGCCGCCGTTATAGAGATGGAACCCT